GTGTTGTTTGCTTGGCCCCCAGCCTGATAGAAGGGGTTTAGCGTGCTGTTAGCGCCCTGAGTCGCCCCAGACACATCGCCCCTTGCCATGCCAAGAGCGTTGTTTACTGCGCCCATACCGCCCTGTAAGCCGCCACCATAGGCCTGCTCTGCGCCGGTTAATCCGGTAGCTGGAGCCTGCCCGCTAATCACGCCGCCAAAATTGGGCATTGCCGAAGTCATACCGAATTGATTGGTGCCTTGCATCGCGCCTTGTTGACCCGTCATTCCCTGCTGTGGAGCCATGCCTGAGACTGCTGCGGGGTTGCCTGGAGCCTGGGGTAATCCATTGGGCTGTGCGCCAGCATTGGGCTGCATCCCGTTTGGTTGTCCAAGCGTAGCCATGCCCGGCTGTACCGCTGACTGCATACCGCCCGACAATAGGTTACTTGGCTGCGCTTGAGCCTGACCATTAGCCGTCATGCCGTTGGATGTTTGAGCGGTAAGGGGGGCAGCACCTAAAGCCTGTCGATACTGGTTGGTTTGTGAGTTTGGCTGCAATGACCCATAAGGCTGAAGCTGCGCGCCTGCACCCTGCTCCTGCGCTCTAAGCTGTGCGCGTTGGAAGGCTGACAAGCCCGCGTCAGTGGATCGCGTACCAGCAGGCATCGCTGCCACGCCCTGCGCTGATGTGGTTATTCTCATACCATTCTCCCCCCGCCCATACCGCCGATCATGGGATTCATTGCGGCACTATTAGATACAGGCCTTTGTGCAGCAGGCTGAGAGGCCGCATTAGGATTGAACTGATTGATCGCGTTAAATATGTTGTTATTGGTTTCGCGGAACCGAGGATGTATATCTTCTGGAAGCCAGCCCATCATCTCGCTTGCCGGTAGTCCATAACTCCAGCCCGTCCCATCACCAGACCCTCCGTTGTTAAACGACTCGCTCATTCGGCTGTAGTCGTAGTCGCTGATCTGGCCGTTTTTATAAAGCTGATCGAGAATCTGCGCATTCGTTGTCTGTCCAGCAGAAATACTGAGCATCGGGTTTGACTGAGAGCCTTGCTGCGGAGCGCCTTGCTGCGATCCCTGACCTGCGGGGACACCTGATAGGAAATTGGGAGTTTCTGTCTGATTCAGCATTTCTCTACCTGGCGTGTTAATGCCGGGAGCCATTGGCCGCATACCTAATTGGTTGTTGTAGTAGTTTTCCTGCAATCCAGTAGGCGTCCCGAGGATGGCATTTTGGTAGGCATTCATGCCCCCTAGAATGCTCTCCTGCGCTCTCTGAGCAGTATTCTGTAGTACAGCAAGCTGCCCCTGTGGTGCCTGCCTTGATATATCAATAGCACCTGAGTAACCCTGATTTAACGCGTCATTGATCTGCGGGATGATGTTTTGCACATCGCCCCGAGCTTGCTGGGCATACTGATCAATGCCCTCGCGCTTGCGATCATTTTCAGCCTTATTGAACTTGATCCCTTTGGTGGATTCGCCGCCAAAAATGCTATCTAAGAAACTCATAGTTAAATCCTCACCACATCCCATTCGTCAGCAGCAACGCGACGAAGTTTTAGCTCTGTATGCTGCGACCACGTAGGCAGCGTACCGTTGATTGTTAGGCCAGTTGTCGTTAGCACCAGTGTCCCTGTGCCGGCCTGACGTATGACCAGCTCAGTGTTGGCTGCAAAGGCCACAATCGAATCCAAGGGAATCGTCACAGCGGCATCAGCCGCAGTAAAACGAAGCGCTTTGTTTGAGTCAGACAAGACAAGCGTATAAGGGTTTGTAGCTTCATTCTTAACAATAGGAGGCGTGTACAGTGATGCAGCATTCAATGCGTTTTGCAGATCTGTCTGATCTGACAGGGAGCCACTGATCCCACCCCATACCGAAATCACCGCCGCCTGTTGAATAAACCCGTCAACCGCTGCAAGGAAGTCCCGAAAGTACCGAGTAGCCGTACCGTCCGGCATGGTTAGCTGTAAGTTGGCAACGAATCGCTGAGTTTCAACGCTCATGCTGTGATCTGCGCTGTCAGCTGAATACCTGCTACTTTCACAGGCTCATTGATCGTAAAGCGGTACATATCGTAACGATCTGCACGGCCATTCCTGCGCCAGATAGCCCGTCTTTGATACTCACCCTGCTTACCAAATCCGCGTGACCGTGGAGCCTCAAACGAATGGCCTCCGTTGCGAGATCGAGACATAACGACACTGGCCGCGTCCGTCAAAGATCCGACACCGCTTTCCATCGTCAATTCAAGCATCGGCACCGAAAACGGCTGCATGTTGTTTTGAAAAGGCTGAGTTACCCATGTGCGGATAATGTCCTGCCCGTACTCCGAGAATGCCGTCTTTGAGATAAGGCCAATACGCCCTGATTGAGAATCACCGCAGTAAATTCGACCATAGGCAGATATGGGGTAAACACATCGCCAGGCAATCGTGGCAGACACGTTGGTAGAGGTTTGAACCGTTGATCGCCGCTCGTGCCACCGTTGAGTGGTGAAGTCATAGACGATGGTTGTGCTTGGCAAGTTAAACCCTGCAAAGAAGTGACCATCCTGCTGGTAGCTCCATGAGGTAACGCTTGAAAGCTCCGCACTAGTCAGTCCTGATAACAGCGTATCAATGGCTCGACTAGAGACTTTCTGCGTAGAGTTACCGGCAACAGTCCATACCGAAGGCGCTTCGTTGTTCCCTGCACCGATAAAGATAAACGTGTTGAATGTAACCTGTACGGCATAGCGGCTGACCATGCCTTGCTGTAAGAATAGGTTGATTCGCTGAAAGGGAAACCCAGCACCACCAATGTTTGAGAAGGCCTCAAACGTCCTATCACCGCCAATAAACAGCTGGTTGGTGAGTACTACGGGAGCCACTACATCATCCGGCGATGATTCAACAGATCCAAAATCTAATGCGTTGTAGGCAAGTCCATCGTTGAGATTTGAGACAATGATCTTGTTGGTTGATGTGGTAAATAGAAAATACCCATCAATAAACACAACGCCAGTAGGGTTGCCGTTAGCCGTAAAGTCCGAATCTGTAATCTGAGTCAGTGAAGAGCCGTCCCAAATATACCCATTGCCGCTTGGGATCAGAATGCACAACTGCGTACCATTTTCTGCCATCGAGACAGGGCCAGTACCGGGGATAGTCCCGCGGTTCGTCGCTGTACCCGCTGCGTCAATGCTCACCAATGACGTACCCAGAACAAAGTACGGCACATCACCTAGTCGATGAGATCCACGACAGGCATCATCACCTACGGACGCGACCTGAGACACCCCAGGCGTACCCCGCAAAGTCTCTTGCGTCAGTGCCGGCTTTTCCTCAATAACAGGGTACACATTTACGCATTCCTGCCGTGAGATCGGCAGCGAGTCACTGACATAAAAACCGTTAGCAATAGGAAGTTGTACAAGCGGCATCAGCTCACCTGAAACTGGCAGTCGCGCACCACTAGGTTTGTGGTGTCATCGTCGTTTTCTATCCACAGCTCCACGAATTCATTAGGTAGCAACGTTGTCGTATAACGAAGGGTGATTAATGTGCCATCAGCAACACCTGCCTGACTTGCTAGAGACTGATTGCCGTTTTCGTAAAGATGCGCAGTGACAGCAACGCCACCTGTGACCTCAAGCTGGGCCACGATATCCAAATTAACTGCCTTTGTGTTGCGATTCAGAATGCGCCCTGATATGTCAGTCGATAAGCCAGAGGCCTCTGCTGTCTGCCAGAATCCCGAAACCAACACAGGTACGTTAGCGGTAGTGATCTCAGTAACCGAAGTATTGTTGGTCAGTGTAATTAAAGCGGTTGATTGAGCGCTGTAGAAGCTGTCATCAAAGCCAAACTCCTGACTGTTACCAGCCCCTCTTGGTAGCGTGACAGGAAAGCGTGTCTGTGTGCGCTTATGTGCCAAACGACGAATGGCCCGCATACCACGCAAAGCCTGCGCCGCTAACGCTGGGGAGACTGTCGCCTCGTAATCAGGAGCCACCTCGATAGCCATGTTAGATATTAGGCCTCGAATCGCACCATCAGGGATAGTGATCGTATCGTCTGGGCCTGACACCTTTGTATAACCTAAGTCCACGCCGCGAGCCTCTAGGTCAGCCATAAAGTCATTCATGGCGTTATAGAAGTCCTGGTACTCATCAGCCTCTAGTTGAGCATCAGAAGCCTGTACCAGAATGAGCCGTAAAGCCCTGTCAGCAACGTAGAGAGCGGTAGCCATTACTCGGCAGTCGCCTTTTTAATCTTACGGACAGGCTCACGCTTCCAGCCTAGATCCTCGCAATGCTTAATGGTCGCCGGTTGATCGTTGGTTTCGATCTTGGTCTTGTTTGGCTTAATCCATGTGATTTTTTTCATAACAATCCCAGATAAAAAATAGGCGGGTTTTACCCCGCCCAAATGATGGCAAGCGCCTCACACCCGCCATCAGTCTCCATTACGCTACGCCGAAGCCTTGCCCGCCGAAGAAGGGGTTGAAGCAAGCAAATGCTGGCAACATATCGAAACGTACTTTTTGCTGGTTTGAATCACCGTCCGCGTACTTGCTGATGCGGATAGAGAAACCATCCTCAGTAGTTGCAACAGTGTCCGTTGCGTACAACTTCGGCAGCTTCACAGTGCCAAGGCCGACAGCTTTTTTATGGAAAAACATATTGGGCTGATAGACCGTGCTGGCCGCACCCAAGAGAGTGACCACATCGCCATCAGCCAATGCTGCGCTGACCGTGTTGTATTGGCCGTTAGCCTCAAAGATCGCCGGACCCGCTACCTTCAGAGTACCCGCACCAGAGGCAAGGGTTACATCCTCAGTCACAACGCCACGGAACTTGACCTGGCTACCATCAGCACCCAAGAACTGCTCGCGGGTAGATTGAGACAGATAGAACCGCCCAGTGATCTCGACAATCTCACCCGCCTTGATCGTGCCAGACGCAGTAAGACCATCAACAGGAATGTCCTGAATCATAATGTCCTTGTGAGCGACATACGTTGCAACAGGAGTGCCGTTGATAGCGCCTGCACGATCTGACGTTGTACCCGTGGTAATCGTCTTGAGCGCGTTTGAGGACATGACACGCATGCCTGCAAAGTTACGCTTGATCTGTGCGCGACCCCAAGCGGAGTCAACCAGATCATTCGACCCAGAGGCTAACGCAGACTGTGCATCAGCTAAGTTTTGCTCAGTGAAAGGAGTCATCACATAACAAAGATCGTCGGAAGGTACACCGATGGCCTCCATAAGTGACCCTGCGCCTGCAACGTCAGACCAAGCATCAACCGCAGTACCGGGTGCGCCGTAGGACAGTCCCAAGTTTTTCAGCATAAACAAGCCAAGATCAAGCTCTAGGGCTGTGACCATGCGAGTTGCCATAGGCGCGAGGATTTGATCGAGTTGATCAAGCTCAAGAGCCTCTTCAACGTTGCCCCACTCAGTCGCTACGGTAAAGTAGTCCTGGACAGTACCCGTTGCCTTGCCTGAGATGATATCGCTCTTGGTTGAGCTAGAAATATCACCGCCAGCAGTACGCAGCGTGTTGTAGTCATGTGGACGTTTGAAATCGACAGTTGATCCAGACTTAGGGCTAAACTTGCCGGAGAGTAGTTGTGTATCCACGGCCTTACATAAGACGCGGGATGCTTCGAATTTCTCAAGAAATACACGCGCAAGTTGGCGTGTGACGTTGCTATTCAGATTGTTAGCCACGGGCGGCCTCCATAGATAATTGGCTTCATTGCGTTATCCGATGCGGTAATCGGTATGTACCCGCAGTGCCCGACTAATCGGTAAAAAGCCGATCTCTTACAGACCGTGGTTAAGCATATACACAAAAAAAAAGGGTCTGCAATAGACCCTCAGTGATTAAACGGCGATCAATGGTTACTCGTAGGACGCGCCCTCTGGCCCGCGCTGCTTTGGCGGCACTCCTGACCCGCGCAATGTCTCCGTTGGCTCTGGTGGGGCTTGGCGCTTGAGCATCTTGGCGAGTCTTGGCTTGATCTTGTCAGCCACAAACTCACCGACCTCGGCAGAGGTTTCTAGCTGCTGAATTGCCTGAAGATCCGCAAGGTTTTTAGCCAAATGCACCGTGATAGCAGGGCCAAGGCTGTGCTTTGCGATATACATAGCTACATCGTCTTTGATACCCATTTGATGGACCGCATCGCCGGCTACCTTTAAGTCTTTTTCAGAGATACCCATCGCCGTTGCCCGCTTTGAATACTCAACACGTCGAGTGTGTAGAGACTGCACAAACTGCTCTTGCTGCCGGATAGCTTCGCGCTCTTGCTGGCTAACAGACTCTTGGCGCTGATGCTGCCACTGTGATCGCTCAACAATAGCCTGGTCACGCTGGGCAATCTTTTCTTCGTAATTATCCTCCCAAATATCAGGGATAGGAGGCACGACAGGCCCGCCATCTTGTTGGCCTCGTTGCTCAACAGGGCGAGACTCAAGCTGCTTTAGCTTCTCTTGAAGCTCTTGGTAGTCCCGCTGGGTCTGCCGTAGCTCGGCAATCTTTGGCGCAACAATCCTGTCATTGATGAATTCCTGCTGGCGCGGATCAAACTCTGGGTAATAAACCTCGGCCTCTGCTTTTACTTCTTCGGGCGATTCACTTTCCGACTCATCTACCTCGGCAGTCTCGGGTGAATCGTCTATCTCTACCTCGGGAGTAGGCGCATCTATTTCAGCCTCACCCGTTGGCGCATCATCGTACTCAATCGCTGATTCACTCATCAATTACTCCAAAAAAGCCGCCGTATCCCCGGCGTTGGGCCACTGCCAATACGACAGCGAGAATGTCATCTTCTTCATTGCCACCGTAGCCACCGCCGCCCCTGCGTTTTTCAGGAATGATGATGGGAGGGTCAATAGGCTCACCCGCATAGCCAAAGTAAAACGGCAGTGGCGTGATAAAGCCTGCGCGCTCTTCGCCGCCAGCACCCAATGATGGGACAGGTAGCGCGCTTCGATAACCTGCGCGCTCTTCGCCGCCAGCACCCAATGATGGGACAGGTAGCGCGCTTCGATAACCTGCGCGCTC